CTTCCCGCGCAGCAGCGCACCAGCACGGCGATCGCGGCGGCCGCACCGATCGCGAGCGCCGCGCCGCCCAGCGCCGAAGCGCTCGAAGATGCAAAGATCGATGCGTGGTTCCAGAAGTGGTTCCACGGGCACGGTGCACATCTCACCATCGAACTCTACAACTGGTTCTTCGAGAAACGCGCCGAGATGTACGCCGAGTTCAAGAAGCTCTAGCTCCACCATTCGTAGCACACTCACGCACCACCGCTCACTCTCGCTCTCACTCACGAGGATTCGGCAATGTCAGCATACCAGTTCGGCTCCGGCTCTCTCTTCGGAGCCACCCCGCAGGGCGGTGTCCTCGTGCCCCGAAAGTTCGGCACGCTCCAGGACGTCTCGCTCGACATCTCATTCACCGTCAAAGAACTCTTCGGCCAGTACCAGTTTGCCGTCGCGATCGGACGCGGCCAGGCGAAGATTTCCGGCAAGGCGAAAGCGGCGAACATCAACACGCCGATGTTGAACGATCTGTTCTTCGGGCAGACCGTGACGACGGGCGCGACGTACTTCGTCAGCCAGGAATCCGGCTCGATCCCCGCGACGCCGTTCCAGGTCACCGTCTCGCAGAGCGCCACCTGGTACGAAGACCTGGGCGTGACATACGCGCTGACGGGCGTCTCGCTCACGCGCGTCGCCTCCGCACCGACGACGGGGCAGTACTCGGTGGCCGCCGGCATCTACACGTTCGCCGCCGCCGACACCCTGCTCGGCGTCAAGATCGACTACTCCTACAAGCCGGCCACCACGGGACTGAGTCTCGCGATCGGCAATCCGCTCGTCGGCACCACGCCGAGCTTCGTCGCGTCGTTCCCGATCATCGCCCCGTCCGGCAAGCAGATGTTCTGGCGCCTGAACTACTGCGTGAGCTCGAAGCTCGCGATGGCCACGAAGATCGAGGACTGGCTCATCCCGGAGTTCGACTTCACGGTGGCAGCCGACGCCAGCAACCAGATCGGCACCTTCTCCGCGACGGAGTAACGCGATGACGCAAAGCAACAGCGCCCCGCGATTCGCCGGGCGCGTGGTCACGTTGGGCGGCACGGACTACACCGTGCCGCCGCTCAACGTCGGCGCACTGAAAGCGCTCGCGCCCCAGCTCGAGGCGACCGCGAACCTCACGGGGATGCCGACGCTCACGCAGTGGGACGACGTGCTCGATGTCTTCCTCGCCGCGTTCCGGCGCAACTATCCGGACATGACGCGCGAGCAGCTCGAGGAGCTCGTGGACATGGGAAATTTCCTCACGCTCTCGAATGTCGTGTTCGGCGGATCGGGATTGCTCAAGGGGGAAGAACGGCCGGGGATAGCGAGCGCGGAGAGCGCGTAACCTGGGGCGACATCTACACGCACCTGGCGACGTGCTTCGGTTGGAGCTGGGAGTACATCGACGAGTACGTGACGCTTCCCCGGCTGATGGAAATCAATGCGTACCAGGCGGAGCACGCACCACTGCACATCCTCGTCGCCGGTTACTTGGGCGTCGGGAAAGCGAAAGCCGCATCACCACGCAGTACCGAAGCACCGCAAGGGAACGACATGAACGCGTTCTTCGCCGACGTCGCATCGCTGGGCGTGGACCTCTCTCCACTGATGGAACCGTGAGGCTATGAGCGTCGACAAAGAGATCAACGTCGGGATCAAGGCGAACAGCTCGGGGTTCGGGCCTGCCATGCAGGAGGCCGCGAACACCGTGCGTAGCTCGGCCGAGAACATGCGCGGCTCCTTGGCGTCGATGACCGAGGAGGCCGCGAAAGCCTCCGCCGGCTTCGCCGCGTTCGCGGCCGCCGCGGCAGTCGGCGGCGTGCTCAAGGAGCTCGTCACGAACATCGTCGAGATGGGCGTCGGGTTCGCGAAAGCATCCCAGCAAACCGGCATGGCCGCCAGCTCACTCTCGCAGTACGCCATGATCGCAACCGCCAGCGACACGAGCTTCCAGGGGGTCGTCAAAGGCATCGAGATGATGGACCGCCAGCTCCTCAACGTGCAAAAGGGGACTGGCCCGGCCGCGGACGCGTTCAAGATTCTCGGTATCAGCGTCACCGGCACGAACGGGAACCTCAAGTCGAACACCGAACTCCTGACCGAGCTCACGCGAAAGTTCTCGGAGATGAAGGACGGCCCCGAGAAGACCGCGCTCGCGATGGCGATCTTCGGACGCTCCGGCGCTGACATGATCCCGATGCTGAACCAGGGTGCAGTCGCGATGGCCAAGCTCAAGGCCGATTCCGACGCGCTCGGCGCCACGATGGGCGGCGACCTGGTGGCGAACACGGAGCAATACCACCACACCGCGACCGAGCTGGCCACCATGCTCAAGGGGATGGAGCTCCAGCTGGGCGGCGTCATGATCCCGCTCTTCCAGCATCTCGGCCAGGCGATCGCGACGCAAGTGCTCGAGTGGCAGCACGGCTTCCTCACGATCTCGCTCAAAGTGCAAGCGATGGCGTCGACGATCTCCATTGCCACCTCCGCGGCCGGCGAAGCGTTCTCGCTCGTGGCGCACGGGAAGTTCAAGGAGGCCGAGGCAGTGATGGGCGGTGTCGCCGCCAACGTCCGGAAAGAATGGTCGGACACCGCATTGGCGATCGAAGACGACGCGGAGCTCACCAAGCGCGCAGTCGCGGCGATCATGAGCGAAGCCGCGGAGGCACCGAAGCAGAAGGACGATGGGCAGGGGCCGCACGTGGAAGATGCGAAGGCCGAGGCCGCGCTCCTGGCGAAAATGAAAGAGCAGTGGAAGGAGACCGAGGACTCGATCCGCGAGAGCTCGACGCAGACCTTCCAGGACTTGAGCGGCCAGGAGAAAACGTACTGGACGAACGCGCTCGACGACGCGAAGCTGGGCGCCGCGCAGAAGGCCGAGATCCAGCATCATATCGTCGAGCTCGACCTGGCCGAGAAGAAACGCGCCGCTGGCGAAACGATGGCCGATTACAAGGAGCAGGAGTCGGCCTTGACCGGCACCGCAGTCGAACAGGCGACCGCGCGGATCGCGATCGTCAAAGACGAGCTCACGTTCACGCGCGGACTCTACTCCGCGAACTCGAGCGAAGTGCTCGGCATCGAACGCCAGCTCGCGACCGCCGAGCGCGCGCTCCGCACCGCGGAGGCAACCGAGGAGAAGCAGCTCGAGGCGGAGAAGAAAAAGGAGCGCGACAAGGCCGCCCAAGAGGAGGCAAAGCAGATCGCGGCCTCGCTCCAGAAATGGCAGTCGCTCTCCCGAAGCATCGGCCAGAGCTTCAATGGCGCATTCGATTCGATGATGCGCGGCACACAGACGTTCGGCCAGACGTTCTCGGCCCTGACGCTCAGCCTGACGCAGGACGTGGTGAAGATGCTGACCACGCAGGGCGCGCAGTGGGCGTTGCACGAGGCGATGAAGACGGGACTCTTGAGCTCGGGGCTGGCCGCTCGCATGGGGATACAGACGGCCGCCGACACCGCTGGGAAGGTCGCGAAGACCGCGAGCGCGGTGGCCCAGGTGACGAGCGATGCGGGTGTCGGCGCGGCCGGTGCGGCATCGGCCGTCGCCGCGATTCCGTTCGTCGGCCCGTCACTCGCGCCCGCTGCAGCGGCGACGACGTTCGGGGAGATCATGGGCTTCATGTCTACGGCGGTTGCGTCAGCGGCCGGCGGCTACGACATCCCCGCGGGCATCAACCCGGTCACGCAGCTCCACGCGCAGGAGATGGTGTTGCCCGCATCGATCGCGAACAAAGTCCGCGGCGATTCCGGCGGTGGCGGCGGCACGACGATCATCCAGGCGATGGACGTCAAGAGCTTCCACGACTTCCTGCAGGCGAATCACCCAGCGGTGGGCGCGGCAGTGAAGAAGCAGTTCCGGAGCGGCGCCCTCGCGCTCTCACCAGCGGGGACGATCCGGTGAGCAACGCTGTGTTCCCCAGCAATCTGCCGGGGCTCGGGTGGAGCGTGATGCGGACGCCCACGTGGTCCACCAACATCCAGAAGACGGTGTCGGGCCGCGAAGTGCGCGCGTCGTTCTTCTCCGTGCCGATCTACACGTACTCGCTCACCTACGAGGTGCTCCGGCAGGGCGCCGCGTTCCTCGAGTGGCAAGCGCTCTTCGGCTTCTACAATGCGCGCGGCGGCGCGTTCGACAGTTTCCTGCTCGACGATCCGAACGACGACACCGTGACCGCCATGAACTTCGGCACCGGCGACGGCGTGACGACGACGTTCCAGCTCGGCAGATCGCTCGGTGGATTCTTCGAGCCGATCTATAACACGCACTCGACGCCCCTGATCTACAAGGGCGGCGTGCTGCAGACCGTCGTCACGGACTACACGATCTCCTCGAGTGGGCTCGTGACGTTCGTCGTCGCGCCCGCGGCCGCGGCGGCGCTCACGTGGACGGGCACCTACTACTGGCGCGTGCGATTCAGCGACGATTCGATCGACTTCGAGAACATCATGTACCAGTTCTGGGCGGCGAAGAAAGTCGATCTCGTCACCGTCAAGGGGCCGCCGTGAGGAGACTCCCATGAGGGCCGCATCCGGCACGCTGATAGCGCTGCTCAACAGCGGCGCCGAGTTCCAGGTCGCAGACCTGCTCACCATCACGCAGTCGAACGGCACGGTCACGCGCCTCACCTCCGCCGATTTCGACGTCACGGCGAACAGCCACACGTACCTGTCGAGCGGCCCCAAGTTCTCGCGCACCAAAACGAAGCTGATCATCGGCTTGGAAGTCGACTCGATGACGCTGTCGCTCTACTGCGATCCCGTCGTCGACTTGCTCGCCGGCATCCCGTGGCCCGCGGCCGCGATCAACGGTGCGCTTGATGGCGCGCGCGTGGTCGTCGAGAAGGCTTTCATGGGCTCGCTCGGCTGGGGCGACACCACACCCGGCACGTTCATCGTGTTCTCGGGACAGATCGCGACGATCACGCCATCCCGCCAGCAGATCGACCTCGAGGTAAAGAGCGATCTCACGCTGCTCGATGCGCAGATGCCGCGGAACCTCTACCAGCCGGGGTGCGTGCACTCGCTCTACGACTCGGGCTGCACGCTCTCGAAGGCCGCGTTCACCGACGCCGGCACGGTCACCAGCGGCTCGACGCTTTCCGCGGTGCACTTCACGAGCGCGAAAGCGACTGGCTACTACGACCTGGGCACGCTGCTCTGGCTCACCGGCCCCAA